TGAAGCTAGATTATTAGGTTACGGGATTGACTTCGGATACTCGGTTGATCCAAGTTCTATTATTGAGGTTTACAATTATAACGGTGAAAGGATTCTAAACGAGATTTGTTATGAGACAGGTTTAGTTAATACTGATATAGCAAAGAAACTACAAAAGAACGTAATAGCTTATGCGGATAGTTCAGAACCTAAAAGCATAGAAGAGATCAGAAGAACGGGACAAGTAATTAAAGGAGTAAGGAAAGGAGCAGATTCAATTAACTTCGGTATTCAGATAATGCAATCNCAAAGCTATTTAGTGACTTCTAAGAGCAGCAATTTAATAAAAGAACTAAGGGCATACTGTTGGGATAAAGACCGCACAGGAAAGCAGTTAAATAAACCTACAGATTCATTTAATCACGCAGTTGATGCGGTTAGGTATCACGAGATGGAAAGCCTAGGAAGGGGTTCTAATTTTGGCAAATACACAATTAGTTAAATAAATATTATAAAATATTTTTTTTATAACTTTATTGATTGTATATTTACATTATAATTAAAACAGATTATTTAAACACATATTAAGATGAGAACATTAAACAAGTACAAGCAAAATTTAAGAATATTAGGATGTGACGTTTGGAGTTACTCTACTATCGTAGCTAAGATTGATGGAGATAATTTAAATCAATTGGGTTATTGGTCAGTCACTACACAAAAACATATTAACTATGTTGCAGATCAATTAAATTTAAACTTAGTAAAATGAGAAATTTATTTACAGATCAAGAGTTAGAAGAAATCCTTAATGATTTAAAGCCTATTGAAATACCAATGGGAGATGATGAGATTCATAGGGAAGAATTATATTGGAAGGTTGGTTGTATTGAAATTTATGCAGATGTTATTTGCGTAAGGAAAACCATTGATGATCCCGAAACTTACGAAGAGTATGGATACATGAGAACCGATGACGGTAAGTATGAGTATTTATATGAGATAGATGAAATGGCTATCTATTGCGATGATGAAGAATGCTCGAACTATAAGCAAAGAGATAAATTTATTATTCCTTTTTTGAACAATTTAATTAGTGTTTATTAATATGGAAATACAAAGATTACACGATTTACAGTATTGGAGCAACGTTCAGATGTGTGGGGGTTTAGTTAGGAATTGGCTTAAGATTAAACCCGACAACGAAGAGACTAAAGCAATGATGAAAGCATTAAATGAAATGAGTTTCTATGTTGCTAGGTTGAAAGATGATTCAGATAAAAAAGACAAACTACTAATTGAATACAAAACAGAAAGAAACAAGTGGTGCGCAAAGGCAATTGAGTATCAAAAAAAGTTTGAACACGCATCAGAGGAGATATTAGGATTTTAGTTTTTTGTTTTAGTTGGTTAATTTAGGCAGTCAGAAATGGCTGCCTTTTTTTATGTCTTATAAAATCACTTAAAAAATACGTTACAATATTATGAAAGCGAGTATTACTATTCCGAACCACTTATCAGAAATCACACTAAAGCAATATCAAGACTTCGTAAAAATAAAAAGCGAAGATGAATATTTACTGCAATGTAAAATGATTGAAATCTTTTGCAACGTGCCTTATAAAGATGTGTTAACTATTAAGCTATCAGACGCAGAGGAAATTACAAACACCTTAAATGGGATGTTTTCGGATAAGCCTAATTTAGTTCAGTCATTTAAAATGAACGGTAAGAACTACGGATTTCATCCCGATCTTCAAGACATGACCCTTGGGGAGTACATTGATGTTGACACTTTTATTGGTGATTGGGAAAATATCCATACGGCAATGAATGTTCTATACAGACCTATTAAGCAAAGATCGGGAGGAAAGTATATAATTGAGGAATACAATCCCGAAGGTAAAGAGCAGATGTTGGATATGCCTTTGGAGGCAGTTATTAGTTCTGTTTTTTTTTTGTTTCATTTAGGGATGGATTTATCTCTTCTCGTTACGAGTCGTTATTTAGCGGAGGAGGAAGCAGGGAAACAACATCAGTCGCAGCAGGGTTTGGACAAAAGTGGGGATGGTTTAGTTCAGTATACGAACTCGCTCAAGGAGATATTACAAGATTTGAAAATATCACTAAATTAAACATACACGAATGCTTAACGATGTTGTCATTTATAAAGGAAAAGCAGGAGGCAGAATCTCAGCAAATTAAAAACAAAAAATGAGCAATCAAGGAATAAGGGGTTATTATCAATTAACGGAAACAATAAAAGATAGTTTGTTATCCGATGTTAATACAAGAACTGTTACGCAGGGGAATCTTGAAGAAATCAATTTAGAGAAACAAGATATTTTCCCACTTGCTCATATAATGGTAAACCAAGTAAGTCAAGAAGACGGAGTGTTAAGATTTAATCTTAGTATTTTAAATATGGATATCGTTGATATAAGCAAGGAAGAGACAACGAATTTGTTCAGAGGGAATAACAACCTACAAGACATACTAAACACGCAGCTATCAGTCTCTAATAAGCTAATACAAGTATTAAGAGGAGGCACACTACATCAAGACAAATACCAATTTGATGGAAACGCAACTATAGAGCCGTTCTATGATAGGTTTGAAAATGAATTAGCAGGATGGACATCTACNTTTGATGTCTTAATATACAACGATATTCGACATTGCTAATGACACTAAAAGAAACAAATCAAGTATTAAATAAATTTGCTAAATATGTAGTTCAGCAAAGCAAAAGCAACCTAACCAAAGACGGTAAGGGAGGGGGTTCATTATACAAATCTATTTCTTATGATTTAGACCAAGAGCAGAACGCTTTTCTTTTAGATTTCTTAATGGAAAACTATGGAACGTTTCAAGACTTAGGGGTAAAGGGTGCAAACCCTAGCTTAGTAAAGAACGGTATTCAGAAAGCACCAAGAAGTCCCTATAGATACAAATCAAAAAGACCTCCATTAAAACCATTAATGCAATGGGCAAAGATGAAAAAGATAAGATTTAGGGACAAAGACGGAAAGTTCAGAAAGGGAGGATATAAGACTATCGGGTTTTGGTTGCAAGAAAGAATTTTTGCACAAGGATTAAAGCCGAGTTTGTTTTTTACTAAACCGTTTAATAAAGCATTCACACAAATGCCCGATGATCTAGTTAAAGCCTTCGCTTTAGATGTAGAGAAAAGTCTTGTGTTAGGAATAAAAAAATAAATATGGCAAATATATTATTAAGATCACCAAGATTAGAAAGCGTTACTGTACCAAGTGCGATGAATAGTGTTGAGTTAAGGTTAACGATTAACGGAACACTTAGATACAATATTATAAAAAATGGAACGGTTGGAACGGTATTGACTTTTGAAATAGCTGAGTTGGTAAGAGACTATTTAAACGTCACTTTTAATGGAACGTATACTGCACAAACCGCAGATATAAGTTTTGATTATAAATATTGGAGTTTACCAAATGGAGGAGGTGGGGGGTATGATTCAACTGAAACAACTCATAAGGGATTTGATGGATATGGAACTTTTATGGAAGGAATAAACCCAACTGTAAGTTCTTACGAATGGCTAATTGAAAAGGATGTAATTAAAGATGGTTATTATTTTTATGCTCCTTTGGGAGTATCGGGTGTTGTTCCCGTTTCAACAAATAGCGTTTTATCTTACACAGGGTTTGACACATCTAATCCTCAGACAATTTCTTTAGCTACACCAATGGTAATGTTTTAGTTAACATTATTAGAGTTAATTGCAGCAGGTATGGAGAAGGAAATAAAATAACTTTCGTAAATAAATACGGAGCATTACAGGATTTATGGTTCTTTTTGAAAAGTGTAAAAACAACAACCTCAACAAAGGAAACTTATAACGCAAACACAATAACAATAAGCGGAGGAAATGCAACCTATTCAGTTAACAATCCAACAAAGACAGTCTTTAATAAATCAGCAAATCAAAAGATAATATTAAGTAGCGGTTATTATCCCGAAGGTGCTAATCCATTCTTTGAAGACTTGATGTTAAGTAAGCAAATATGGCTAACACAACCCGATCCGTATGATCCATCAACAGAGCAAGTAGTACCCGTTATTATTAATACAAGTTCGTTTACATATAAGACTAGTTTAAATGATAAGCTGATTGAATATACAATGGAATTTGATATGGCTTTTGATTATATAAACAATGTACGTTAATGCAGAAAGTTCAGATTTATGTTGGCTCAACGAGACTAGATTTATTCAAGGATGAAACAATTTCGCTTACCCAATCTTTAAAAAACGTTAAAGACGTTTCTAAGATTTTTACAGAATTTACTCAGACGTTTTCAGTCCCTGCCTCTCCAACGAATAATATTTTATTTGAGCATTATTATAATTTTGATATAGTAAATGGATTTAATGCTAGGGTTAAAAAATCATCATATATTGAATTAAATTACATCCCCTTTAAGCAGGGGTTTATGCGTTTGGATGGTGTTGATCTTAAACGAAATAAAGCCTATGCCTATCGAATAACTTTCTTTGGTGAAACGGTAGCTTTAAAAGATGTTCTAGGAGAGAATCAATTAGATGCTTTAGATTTAGCTGCTTACAATAAGACTTACGATTACACAAGCATAAGAGATTTAATGAATGTAGACACAACTACAAACGATGTAGTAGTTCCTATGATAACACATTCAAGTCCTGTCTTTTTTGATAGTAACGGAACACCAACTGCAGGAACAAATAATATGAAATTCCAAGCAAGTTCGGGAGCAGGTGTTTTATGGAGTGAGTTAAAATATGCTTTAAGAGTTTCTAAAATAGTAGATCAAATTGAAACTGATTACTTAACCGAATTAGGACTTAGTTTTTCAGATGACTTTTTTAATGACACTAACGCAGATTATTATAATTTGTTTATGTGGCTACACCGTAAGAGCGGTGATGTAGATTCAGCATCGGGAAGTGGTAATGAATATAATTTATTAATAAATTCATTTGTTCCCGATCCCCTTTTACCTACAAATGTAAATACGCTATCATCTCAGACTAGCCTTATTATTTCAAGTACTAACCCAACGGATAATGTAGTTAATTATTATTCTTTTCAAGCAGTACCAACAGATAACACTAAACAATATTTACTCACAATAACAAGAAATGGAGAAGTATGGTATAGTTCGGGATATGTTACAGGTAGTATTTATGTAGATCAAACAACTGCAGGAGCAATGAACCCTGCGACATATAACTTTAATTTAACCGCAGTTGAGCAAGTCTCTTTTAGTGCGTTAGATTTAAGCGTTGGAGGTTCTTATACCTCAAGCGGATCAACTGTTAATTACGATGATTTTTGGGAAGGTGTTACGGGTGCTGATGTTCCAATTCCAAACTCTTTTCCTTTTGCTATTAACGAACAAATTCCCGAGATTAAAATAATTGATTTTCTTTCGGGACTATTCAAGACTTTTAACCTAGTAGCATATCATCAGAACGATAAGATAGTTGTTCAAACTTACGATGATTATTTTGCTAGTTTAGACACAGGTTTTTGGAATCTTCAACAAGAAGAATGGCAAGATGAAGTAAGGTTTTGGAATGAGATTGGAAGCGCTACAACTAATGTGTATTCGATTGATGAGTTTATGGATGTTAATTCAAGTCAAGTAAATGTAGCTTTGCCTTATAAACAAATCAATTTTAGCTATGAGGGAACAGGAACTTTTTTAGCAAAGAAATATAATCAATTAAACAATGTAGGATGGGGTGAATTAAGATACACTTTAAATGGAGAAGTATATGATGCTCCTAGTGAAACTTATAGTGTTAAGTTGCCATTTGAGCATATGCTTTTTGATAGGATTAATAACTTAAATGGAGGATCACAAACCAATATTATGTATGGTTATTCTGTTAATGAAAATCAGCAGCCTTATATTGGTAAACCTTTAATTTTTTATCCTATAAGACAAAGCCAATTAACCTTAGTATCTGTTAGGGAAAACTCAACAAATAACGATTCCTTAAGTTCACTTATTTTGCCTTCAAATAGTGTTTCACTTTATTCTAATATAAGCACAAGCAATATAAATTTCAATGAAGAAGTAAATGAGTTTAGTCAAGCAACAGGATTTTCTAATACTTTATTTGAAGGATATTATAAAAACTTTATTTCTGAATCGTTTAATATAAAAAGAAGATTTATAAAAGTAAAAGCCTTTTTGCCGTTGAATATTTTGTACAATTTAAAACTAAACAACGTAATAGAAATAAACAATCAGAATTACAAAATCAACTCAATGACAACTAATTTTCAAACAGGTGAAACAAGTTTTGAATTAATCAACATACTATGATTAAGATGATAATTAAAATGCTAGAAGAAGCGGATGGAAATACTGAACGCATAAAGATAGCACAAGGAAAAAATAAATTACCAACCACATTAAAGGAAGGTTTTAAGATTATTAAAAGAGAGATAAAATGGCAGTTGTAAAGCAAGTTGAGATTATTGCTAAGACAGACAAAGCAGTTAAGGATGTAAAAAAACTTAACAAAGAAGTCGATGATACAGGCAAAAAAGGTAAAGCCGTAGGTACAGGATTAAAAGGTGCTTTTGCAGGTTTTAGTTCTGCGGTTGCAGGTGCTATTCCAATGTTAGCAAGGTTAAAAGTTGCAATGATCAGCACAGGAGTTGGTGCTTTGGTTGTGGCTTTTGGTTCTCTAGTTGCTTTAATTAAATCAGCAGCAACGGTAGGAGCAGATTTCCAACAAGCCTTGTCGGGACTAGAAGCAATCTCGGGCGCTACTGCAGATGAGATGGGTGTTCTTTCTACACAGGCTAGAGAACTTGGAGCATCAACTGCCTATACCGCAATTCAAGTAGTAGAACTACAAACTGAATTAGCCAAATTAGGATTTTCAACTAAAGGTATTACGGATTCAACTCCTGCAATATTAGACTTAGCATCTGCCTTAGATGTTGATCTTGCAAACGCAGCAGCATTAGCAGGTAGTACTGTAAGAGCCTTTGGATTAGAAACAGAAGATACTCAAAGAGTTGTTGATGTTCTTTCCTTAAGTGCGTCATCTGTCGCTTTAGATTTTGAGAGTTTAAAAGAATCATTTAAAAATGTTGCACCTGCAGCAAGATCGGTTGGAGTTAGCGTAGAACAAACCGCAGCTTTATTAGGAGTTTTAGCAAACGCAGGTGTAAAAGGAAGTAGAGGAGGAACTAAATTAAGTACTGCCTTTATTGAGTTAAATGCAAAAGGATTAACACTAGATCAAGCCTTAGAGAAAATAAGTACAAGTTCTAATAAACTCGGTACTGCAATGGCTTTAGCAGGTAAGACAGGAGGAACTGCATTAGTAACTTTAGCGAATGAAACACCACAAATAGCAGAACTTACAAAACAGTTTGAAAACGCTGAAGGTGCTGCTCGAGCAATGGCAGAAATAAAGCTAGATAATTTAGCAGGAGATATGACTAAACTAGGTTCTGCTTGGGAAGGATTTCTTCTAGGAATTGAGGATGGAGAAGGACCAATCAATAAATTACAAAGATATTTAGTTCAAGGATTAACTGAGGGAGTTACTCTCTTTGGAGAAGCGATTGAGTTGACTGCTTTTTTCTTTAAAGATTTCGTTGACTCATTAAGTATAGGAATGTCAATGACTAAAGATATTATTGCAGGTAGCTTTGGATATTTTACAGGAATAATTAAAAAGTTTTCTAATGAGGCTCTTTTATTAATATCTGAGATTCCTTATATAGGCAAAGCAATAGATGCGGAAAAAATAAAGGCTAATTTATTAATAGCAGAAGCACAGTTAGAGGCTAGTCAAAAAAGGATTCAAGAGGGAGTTGATAAGTCGGGAGAACTTACCGCAAGAAAGAATACTTTTTGGGTAAGATACAGACTATCTCAAGAGGATAAGGAAGTAAGACTTGCCGAACAAGCTGCTAAAAAACGTGAAGAAGAAAAAACATTAGTTGATCAAGAAGCACTTGATGCGAGATTAAAAGCAGAGGCAAAAGCAAGAGCAAAATCTAAAGCAGATAGGGAAAAACTACTTGCTAAATTTATAAAAAAAGAAGAGGATTTATTAGCGAATGATGCAATTAAAAAACTAAACCTTGAAAGAGAAAGGGCGTATAAACAAATAGCATTAATATCCGAAACAAAAGAACAAGAAATAGCTTTAAAATTAGCTTATGATCAATCTTATGCTTTACAAAAAGGATTAATTGATGCTCAATTAGACGCTGATAAAAAAGCTAGGGATGAGGAAACTCATGCTGCGAATGTAGCTATTTTCCGAGAACAAGAAGCAATGAACCAAAGATCATTAGACGGAATTGTAGCAATAGCAGGA